TAGATATGGATCCAAGACACCCGGAATTAGCTATTTCTCGCATGAGAGAATTGATGAAACAATATGACCGTATCGAAAATGACATGGCTAAGGCTACTACTTCTGCTAAGCTAGCTGAGCTAGAGAGAGAAGGCGGCCTAGTGATTCAAGAGATTTGTCTAGTCGCTCCTCGTATTCACGAAGCTATGATGCAGACTAGCCGCCAAAGAAGGGTCGAATTAACTCGCCAGATTCTTATACCATCTACAGATGAAGAAACAAAAAAATCTTTAGAGTTTTTCAAAGAGGTTGAAAAAGAAGAACCTAAGCCGAAGAAGAAAACCGCCAAGAAGAAAACTACAAAGAAGAAGGCTGAATAATGGAGTATGAGGTAATTGGTGGTAACCCATCGCCTAGACTCTCTGACCTAAATAACAAAGCAATCAGCAAATTATATGAACTACTAGATGGGTTGGACGCTAAGTCTGACCCAGACCTAGTACGGGCAATAGTAGAGTCATTGGCTAAGCTTAACTCGTCTCTCAAGGGGAGCGACATCCTCCCGCAGGAAGAGAGCGAGGCAGAGCGTGCCGAGAGGCTGAGCGCGGAGGCTATAAAGGAGGCTATGAATGGTAACTGATGAACTTATAGACGCGGTGCGTAATTGGGGGAGAGAAAAAGGCATAAATAACGCTTATCGCCAGCTCAATAAGGTAACAGAAGAGCTAGGTGAATGGGCTCACGAGATATGCCGTGACAATTTCACGACCCCAGAGGCAAAGGATGCTTGTGGAGACGTTTTGGTGACGATTATCATTCTTGCTGACATTTGTGGCATTGACCCAATAAAATGCCTAGAAGGTGCGTACCACGAGATATCTGGGCGCAAGGGGCATACGAGCGAAGGGATGTTCATAAAGGAGGCCTAAAGTTTAAGTTTACCCCATGGGGTTCTAGGCTCATTTATAATTTCGTCTATTGTCCAACCTAGCTTTAATTTTCTTTGTACGGTGCTTTTTGTCACTCCAGCTTTTTTAGATATGTCTGCTAAGCTGACTCTGGCGCCATGGTAATCTAGAAATATTTTCTTTCCCCTCTTTGACTTCTTCATGGGTGTAGTCAATGTTTTTTCTGGTGACCAGCCCAAGTAATTTATTCTATGATAAATAGTTTCTCTGCTTATACCGACTATTTTCTCCCATTCTGTAGCAGTATACGTCTCTCCGTTATAAGTTATTGATGTGGCCATTCCCCTATTATTCACCTGTTCAAGTGGGGTAGCCCATCTACAATTATCTTTAGAGTACCCTTTATCCCTGTCTATTCTATCTAGTGTCATCCCGTCTGGTCTTGGCGACATATCTTCTACAAAATTCCAGAATCCTTGTCCACCTTTTATAGACCATCTTTCGCAGATTGTCACTCCTTTGGCTCCGTAATATCTATAGTCTTTGCTATTTTTGTTGTAACACCTAGTGAACAACCCTTTCCAGACTGAATATAATGGATGTTCTGTAGCCTTCATATTTCATATTATATCACAATATGAAATTTGACACCATACCACGAGCAATGCTATAATGAGTATATGAGCGTAATATTAGCTAATGATTACCAAGGGAACGAGGTACTCACTTCTGAAGAAACTGCTTATACGATAAAAAGAGCTTTATCTGGCGATTATGAAGGGTTCAAATTCTTTTTTGAAAATTGCCTTTTAATCCAAGACCGTGACACTCGTGAATACATACATCCAAAGCTAAATAAAGGTCAACAAATGATAGCAAAAGCTATCTTCAAAAATGTGAATAAAGAAACGAGAGAAGATAAACACAAAGAGATTGTGGTTATCGGCCCGAGGCAATTCGGAAAAAGTACCCTATTTACGGCGATTGGCTTTTATCTAGAATCCTATGTTCCTGGGATGGAACGGCTTAATACAGTCCATACGCTTCAGACAGGTAGCACAGCTGGGAAATATTTTAAGCAAAAAATTGCTCCAATAGTTACTAATGTGCCAGACTATATATACCCCACAATAGAAAGAGACACTATTGGCACCTCTACACTTCTTAAATTCAAAGACATCAAAGGAATCCCTAGAGGCGGTTATTATGAGGTAGTATCTGCTGGTTCTAACTCTGTGCGTTCTGGTACGGTTTCCGTATGGCTATGTGACGAGCCATCTGAATATCGTAACCCAGAGATGGTAGAAGACGCTATTTCTGGTGCCATTTCGTCTTACGCTTGGTCGTTTACTGCATATATCGGAACCTTTTCCGATAGGCTCTCTAATTACTTCCTAAATAAAATCAAGTTAGCCCTTGATAATCCAGATGATATTGAGCTAGTCTTCATCCCTTGGTTTTTGGTTTATGGGAGAGAAGGAGATGATGCTGGGTACACAATGGACGATTGTACGGAATACGATAAAGATGTGGTAATCCCTGAGATGCGCAAGTACGGCATTCCGGAGAATGAGTGGCTTAGTAAAATAGGGTGGTATCATACAAGAGGGCTGAGAACGTCGAAACTCCGGTATGAATTTCCGAGTTCAGTGCAAGACATCATCAACATGACTTCCGATAAGATGGTGTTTCAGGAAGAGAGTCTCAAGAAGCAAGAGGCGAATATCCTATCTGGCAAACAATACCGCATCATAACAGATAACTCTACTGGTAAGGTTGAGGCCCAGGAGACAGAAGTCTCCCCGCTGACGATTTTTAAGGAGCCTCTTTACGGCCATCGCTACCGCATTTCTATCGACCCTATCACTGCTCAAAGTGAAGAGACCGATTACTTTGCTTTTCATGTGATGGACCTTAATAATAATGAACAAGTGGCTAGGTTTAAGGAGAAGGGGCTCCAGGACGAGGACTATGCTGACTGGGCTGTCTCGGTAGGGACTATTTATAATAAGGCCGAACTTTGCCCAGAAATAAACGTAGCTAATGGGTTTATCGTTGCTGTAAACTCGCGCAGATACTACAGATGGTATTACCAAGATAAAAAAGCACAGAAGGACCGTATACCTGGTCTCCGAACTACGGTCAGTAGTAAAGAGAGGATGATAGACGCCTTGAATGCTATGCTTGACCGAGAGACCATCATAATACATGATGCAGAAACCCTGGAGGAGCTACGTAACTTTGTAAAGATAACTAAGAAGAGGTCAGACGGGTCAACGTTTATTAGAATGGCTGCTAAGGGGAAGTCACATGATGATCTTGTGGCAGCTCTTTGGATATATGCTGGCTCGCTTGATTTAAGACAGATAGAAGGGCGAAAGAGGTCGGGTTTCGCTGTTATATAAGATAAAGGAGGTAAGATGATAAATATAGTTAGTGAAATTATAGAGAGACATCCAGATGAAGAGATAATCGCTCACCTAGAGAAGATAGTCTCTGGCGTAGTCAAGAACTACACCGTAGCTCTGGACAAAGGGGATAGCGATATCCTATGGGCTAATCTCGGAGACCTCACCCAAGTAGCGTCAATACTGAGAGGGATGAGAAAGAGAAATGAAGCTCGTAAAGCACAAAAAGAATCGTGATATAATAAAATAAGTTTAACAAGAAAGGAAACTGATGGAAAACAATCCAACAGCTGCCGCAGAAGCTCCGAAGGCTCCTGAGACAGAAGCAGCTCCACAAAACACTAACCCAGAGCCAGCACAGGCCCCAGCTCCAAATTTGCATGGCTTCACAGAGGAACAGCTCGCAGAGATGGAAAAGTTTTACTCTGCCAATGGCGGTTATGAAAAAGCTTTTGGTAAAGTTAAATCGGCGATAAGCAACCCAGTTAAGCCAGCTGAGCCAGCTGCGAAGCCTGCAGAAGCTCCAGCCCAACAGCCTCAGTCTCAGCCAGAAGCGCCAGCTTATAAAGCTCCAGAAGGCTCAATCTCTCCTCAAGAGTTCTTAGCTCACCAATATTTCAAGGGCCTCTCTCAAGACCCGAAGTACGCAGGTATCTCTGAGCAGATTGCTAATGGAGATATCTTAAAAGAGATGGCTGCCTTCAATATCCAGGCTTTGAACCAGGATGGTTCCCTTAATGACGGTATGGTTCGTAAGTTCCTTGACCTCAAGGCTCAGACTGTTCCAGCTAAACCGACTGCGGCAGAGCCAGACGCTTCCGCTGCTCCTACGGTGAGCTATGTGAATGTGGGAGACAAGATTGAAAATATTGACCAGGCTTATCAGGTTATTATGCAACCAAACCACCCGAAGTCTAAAGAGGCCGAGGAGTTCATCAAAAACCATTTGAACCCAAATTCTGGAAAAAAGGGCTAAGTGTTGTATAATTAGATATGTCTCCTTTCCCTCCTCCACAGGAAAAGGAATAGTTGTTAAAAATACCCCGTTTACCCTTTCGGGGTATTTTTCTTGGTTTAAGAAAGGGCTATATTATAATAAAATTATGGATCAGAATTACGATGAAAAGTATTGGAGTCGCCCCTGTCCAAAGGTGAAATGCAAGAAGACATCAAACTGCTTGCATTACTTCTCTATCCCAGCCGCTTTAGGTGACGATAGCGGAAGCGCCGCACCGAAGAAGGGTGATTATTCTAATGCAATAGTAGAATATGAAGCCAACGGAGCTGTGTACATTTATAGTTCCGAAGGCATACCAGTAAATATAAAGGAAGGAAACTAAATGGCAAAAGGAGATACTAAGACCAACCAATATCTCGACATAGCCGCCAACGGGACCAGGGCAGATTTGCCGACTGATACCTGTTGCGAAACCCGTACCCAGACCCTGATTAGGGGTGTGGCCGAGCGGATTATGGATGTTGAGGATGAGGTCGAGGAAATAAAAAATAATCCAGATGTGGTAGACATCGTGGCGACCTATGCAGATTTGCAAGCCTACGACACCCAGCATCTGACCGATAAGGACATTATTCGCGTGCTCCAAGATGAGACACACGACGGAGAGTCGACTTATTACCGATATAACAAGCAGTCCGATACCTGGACTTATGTGGGCGAGTCTAAGCAGTATGAGGACTTCGTGGGAACTGATGGCACAACTACTGGCGAAGCAGGTCTAGTCCCAGCTCCAGTTGCTACTGATGCAGGTAAGTTCTTATGTGCTAGCGGCCTGTGGGAAACTATTCAAACAGGAGGCGGCGTAATCGAACTAACTACGGCTGATTACAATTACCCGACAGACAATCCAACAAGCGTGGCTTTGTGGTTGCTAGATAGCGGAGTGTATTCTTTCTCTGAAGTAATGAATTTTAGTTATGTTACCGCCGGTAGCGTAGCCTTCGGAAGCGGCACTATATTGATGGTATCTAAAGATAGCTCGAACACCTCTTATGTCCTCGTTAATACAAACCACGATATATACGCAGGGAAAGTGACTAATGCTGGAGAATGGAGCGATGCTACTAAAACATTTCTGAACAATACCGATATTTTGCAGTCAACGGGCACTTCTACTACCTCAGTTATGTCCCAGAAGGCTGTAACTAGTATGGTGTTTGCTGACCCAAGTACTAACCAAACTATTCGCATTGGAACAAGCACTGTTCAAAGTAGCGGATCCTCTTCTGTGATGATAGGACATCGTTCGCAATGCACTGGTCAGCTTGCCACAAGCCTTGGACCTACTACTTCTGCCGATGGTTTTCGTTCTATTGCCATAGGAGGTAGCACAGCAGGCAAGGATTTTAGCATAGCATTGGGTGATGGTAGCGGTTCATATGCTAATAAAGCTATTACTATTGGAAACGAAAGTGTTATACCAGCAACTGGTATAGGCTCGATTGCTTTGGGTGCGTATTCAAGAGCAGAAATGCGAGGAGAGATGAATGTTGGTTCGTCAAATACTGACTTTGGTTACAACAACTCTAACTACCGCTTGCTTACAGGTCTCTATGACCCACAATCAGACCATGATGCTGCGACTAAGGGTTATGTAGATGGACTAATATCCGCTTTGGAAGCACGCATAGCCGCCTTAGAAGGGAATTAGTATGCTAATCCCCCATATCACAAGCGAGATGTTGTCCAAGCAGCCTGACCAAACTGTCAACGTTATCAATCGGTTGATAGATGAAGTCAATGAGTTGACACGCAATAAAAAGTGAGCTATACTAGGCTAATCAGGTACCAGGCTTCTAGTCTGTTCCTGTTCGTCAATGCGAAAATCACCTGAGCCCATCGGGTGGTTTTCTTTTTTTACTTTTATCTTAGAGACATTGTATAATAAGGCTATGGCACAAATATTACCTGAAACGGAAGTAACAGAGTTCGAGAACCGCTCTTACGTTAATCCGCAAGTTGCAGTAGACGAATCTGGTACTTTTATTGATAATCTTAGACAAACACAACAAGCGAATACTGAACAGATAGCACAAGACACCTATAACCTTGGTACGGCTGTACCATCTAACCTTGGTGGTCTTATGGGGGGAGAAGGATATTGGACTTCACGGTACCAGACTCCTCAGACCAATGCCACAGTAGCTAACCTAAGAGCAGCGGCTCAAGCTAAGGCTCTGAACGACGTCTTGGCGAATGAACAAGCTATCTGGAAGAACCGGTACCAACAAGCGTACAGAAATTACCAGAAACGGATGAATGATAAAACTAATCAGCCTAGCACAACGGGAGGAGGGGGCGGCAACACCAAGTTAGACATAGATGTAAATTCTGGTGACAATTCTAGTGGGGAAACAAATGAGAATGCTACAACTACTGGTCCAGGATATATCACCAGCGTTCAAGGGGGGCTTAACGTCTACACAGATCAGAACGGAGGACGTTGGACGTTGCGAAATCCTGAAAAAGGCGATGAGACGTTATTAGGAGGGCTTACTTCAGTAGGAGGCAACCTTTTGCGCACTTTCCCAGATGGGACCCCTTTGACCAATGGCGCTACATATTCTGCAGGGGGCAAAATGTTTATGTACATTCAAAACTCGCAATATCCCAATGGAACCTTTTTCCGAGTAGGAGACTCACCAACATATTCATATAGGTAGGAGAAACGGATGAACAATGACAATGTAGAAATAAAAGATATTTTGAAAGAACAAAACCCGCCCTTAACAGGTTTGCCAAGATATACCCCCAATGCCGGTGGTTTTGGTTTGCGTGATGACCAAGGCAACGCAACTGGAAATACTTGGTACAACATAGAAACTCCGACCCCATCGGCCGAAGACCAGACAGCTCGCATCGGAGACTATGTTTTGCAAAAAGGCACTCCAGTAGTGGTTCCCAATTCCCCAACAGACCTTTCTCAAAAATATAAGATTGCCCTCGGTGGGAGTGGATTGTCTAGTCAAGAGGCGGTTGCTCAGTCAGTAGATATGCCAAGTATCGCTGGCGGGGCAGCAGCTGGTGCTGCTATCGGGTCGATGTTTGGGCCAGCAGGCGCATTGATAGGTGGCTTGGCTGGGGCTCTGAATACCTATAATACTAATGCCGAGGATGCTCTTAAAAAATGGCAAGAAGAGAATATAAAGTATGATACTGCTGTAGAATTTTACAGAGATGATACCGGCAAGCTCAACTACAAATTAGACTATTCAAAAATGGGGACTGGTGGTCCTCGCTCTGGCGAAGGCATTAAAGAGGCTCAAACTAGAGAAACTCAGGTGTCGCTAGGAGATGATGGTAGATTAAAAGTCACAGTTTCTCCGATATTCGCATCAACTGCTAGATTCCAAGAATTAGTCAACTGGATTTCCGAGAATTATGCTGGGCTCACAAAAGATACTGAAAATTATGAGCAAATAATAGAAGAAATTAAGAATGGCATAGATGGAGAGGCTCAGAGCTATGTGACCAACATGAGACTCTATGCGGATTATGCGAACAGATTCCCAGATGCTAGCCCAGAGGCCATTGTCGCCGCTTATATGACGGAAGTGTCTGGCTATATCGACCCAGAGAAAATGGGTGACTTTTCAATGTCTGTTATTGGGACAAGTGGCATCGAGACTAAGACTGCAAAAGACTTCTTTGATTCTGTGCTGAACATGAGTATTGATGACAAGAATCGGTTGCTGGAACGACTAAATGATATTGTATATGGGGATAATGACTATGGTGCCAACGAGAAGGCAGTGGCATTCGGTGAATTAAGAGCTCTTTACACTGTAGCTCGTAACCCAGAAGGGTATGAGAATGATAAGTATCAGGGAATGTTGGATGCTGATTTCTTTGTTACGCTTATGAGCAATTTCTCTCCTCTAGGGCTCAATGCTGGTGATGTCCTCCATTTTGTGTCGGGTGGCAACTGGATCCAGACAAAGCAAGAGTTCTTAAACCAAAATGATTTCGCCAGGTTTGTCGGAACGGTTGGTAGTGTTGGGGCCGGATTTGGATTATTCAAAGGGGCAACGGCCCTAATTGAGAAAGGCATGAAGCTCCTACCAGGCACTTCGCAGCTGTTCAGGGCTTCTCTTGAAGGACAAAAAGGCGGAGCTTTGGCCTTCTTCGCCCAGAACACTGGCAACACTAGAGAAGTAATGAAAGCAGCCTCTGCTAGCGCCGCTTTCAAAACAATGAAGGTGGGGGTATTTGATGCCGCCCTCGCTGGCTCTAAAACGCTCGTTAGTGGCACAGATTTCTGGTCAGAATTTGGACAAGACTTAGCCAGAGACGCTATTCTCGAAGCAGTATTTTCATATTATGATACTGTGCAATTCCAAAAAGCCGTAAATGAGTCTGTGACCTATGTCTATAGAGACCCTAAAACGGGGAACATAAAAACGTTGCCAAACTTAGAAGAAAGCGTTTTTGTCGATACTCCTATATCTGAGACGCTAGTAGAAAAACCAGTTTATGACAGTAATGGTAACAGAGTCGGGACCGAGTGGGCGACCAAGACTGAGGGCGGTCTTTCTAAATATGAACCAGTAGGGGCTGCGAGCTTACAGCAGACTAGAGCAGGAGAAGAAGTAGGCATCGTTCAGTCAGAATATGGTACAACCTATTATTACAATGGCACTGCCGTGACGGTTTCTCCGACTGGCGAAGTTCAAAAAATGTTAGCTACCCCAGAAGGAATGACCGATGGCATTCCAGTGTTAAAAACTGGAGTGGCCGAAGAAGCTGATGTTGCGACTACAGAGCTTACTACAGTAGAGCAAACGCTTGAAAGGATGGGGTTGCCAAAAGATGTCGAAGTATTCGCTCTCCCTTCTCAGAGTGCAGCAGCAGCAGAAGTAGCTGGAAAGATTGCAAAATTAGACACAACAAAGGCTGGTCTCGCTATCAATACGAATTTATTTAACAAGAATGCTGCACTTGACACTGTGAATGAAATAGCTCTAGCTAAAACTGGCGACTTGACTGCTTGGCAAAACCGTAGCCAGAAGTTCGTAAGCGTGCTAGACAATGCTAACCAAGAAATAAACTTGATGCGAACTGGCGGGTATGTCAAAAATTCAGAGCAAGCGTTTAACGATTATCAGATGACCCTAGGTGCGTTAAACTTGACTCGGCGGTACACTAAAACCGACGCTAACTTCTTGAAGGCGATTACTCAGCTGGAAAGGGCTGCTTATCTTGATAGGCATAAAGTGGAGGGGGACACTAGGAATTACACAGCAGAGGCTCTTGAGAAATATGGGGATGCTATTGCTAAAGTTCCAGACGACAGAGCGGCTGTACTTAGAGACTTTAACGAAAAGAGAAAAGCCCGTCACGATGCGACTAAAGCTTCGGCCAGAGAGTCCGGCAAGATTGACATCAAAAAATTGGATAGCTTTACTGATTCTGACCTGCAAAAGGAAATCGGATGGGTGCCACAGTGGGGCAAGAAACAAACCTATAACGGTTTGCTTGATAAGTTCTATGGTATTTCGCAGGAGAGAAACTTGTATAAGGAATGGCTGCCAGAAGGTGGCTGGGTTGACTTGGACAAACTAGAAGACCCGATTAAAGCAGACGAGAGATTCTTGAATTTCGTTGCTACCAATATGGGTATCACCGATATGATTGAGAACACGGCTTCTGCCCTTGACGACGCTCGGATGCTTGTGGATAATACCCCAACCAGTGAGACTATCAGAAAGAGGAAGCTCGATTCTATTAAGAATAAAGATGAGCTCACTAAAAAGTTCTCTGATATGATTGCCGAAAAGAAGAAAGAAGTCAACGAAAAGGTGATGAGCCAGAAGCAGTATAAAGACTGGGTATTAGACCTGTATAAGAAATATGATATTGATGGTTCCATCAACGATGTGTTCAATAGAAATGCAATATCGGCAAGAAGCTGGGACAAGATTTGGAAAAATGCCAGTCCAGCAGTTCGTAAGACAATTCGTGGTGAGTTGAAAAAAACTTCTCTTCAGACTGGCTATGGCATTAAAGACACTAGGGCTAGGCTGAACGCACAAGTGCCAGGCGCAGATGTGTTAGACTGGAGCTTGCTCGGCCGTAGCCAAACTAATGGTCTTGTACCAGGTGGGCTGTATGCTGGAAAGGATAACCCAGTAAAAGCTTATATAATGAGCGTTGATGACTTAGTAAAATTGGCTGGGTACGATTTAGATGAAATATCTCCGAACGAAGAAGCAAGTGATGCGATTGAAAAACACATCAACACTAAAGGTATTGTCCCGATGCTCCCTGCACATATTAGGGGGAGCGGAGACGGTCCAGAGATATGGTTAAAGATGAGATGGGGGCATAATTCTGATAGCCCATGGCATTGGGGGAAATACCTTAAGACGCTTAAAGAACGTGGCATAGAGAAAATCCCTGTAGCTATTGATGATGCTAGAGGCTCAGACTTCAATTCCGTATTTTATCAGGTCCGCAATTCTGGCATTGCTCAAAAAGGTATGGACAATATGGTGGCAGAGATTGATAGGGTGATTGCTAGTGGGGAGAAACCAAATTTCGATGTCAGAGATATATCTGCGGCCCTTCATCTTTCTGGCATGAGTAGAGACAGGCTGAGGAAGCGAATCCGCAAAAGCATCCCATCCAGTGCAGAAGAAGGAGTTTCTTATATCACAAATGGCGAACTAGAAGATTTACTCGATGAAGCTGCGATTTATGATTGGGCTAATGACGCAGAACTAAATAGCTTAGCAGACAACATTGAAAACGTGGTTAAGGCTAAGATTGGTTATGTTCCGCAGGATATTACTGCTGATGTTCAGCGGGCGTTCTCTGAATATGGCCAAATACCATTTTATCATGGTCAGCATGCTCCATTGGGTTCTATGGAGTATAACGACCCAAGTGGGGCTAGAGACGCTTATCGGGGGGCCGGGGATGCTTATTGGCTAGCCCCGAACTCAAGCTATACGGACGATTATGGCAAAAACAAATTAGTTGGCACTATCCCCATTAAAGACTTTATGTCTGACAAAGAAAAAGCAACACTTATCCAAAAGCTTAAAAAAGAATATACAGACATGCGACAGGGCATGATTGAAAAAACCAATAAGCTGTATAACGACTTTACTGAACCCATAGACCGCATGATTATGTCTGATTCTCCATTAGCAAAGAACGCTTTGGACCTTCATAAGAAAAATCTTATCGCTACCTCAGAAATAGGGAAAGTTGTAGCGCAGGATTTATTGGCCAAAGGGACTCCGGCTGAAAAGAAGATGGCAGAGCGGTATATCTCTATAAGGAAGCTGCTTGATTATGATACATACACTGATGAAGATATAAACAATGTTGCTAGTGGGCAACTCAGAAAAGATTTGAAGAAGTATCTTGAGCTTGAAAAAATAGTTGACGGAGCAACCGGAGGAGAATATAGCCCGAAGGATATTCAGAGCTATCGTGCTCTTGCTGAATACGCTAAAAAACCCATCATTGATATTTCTGAAGATGGTTTTGCTGATGGAACTGCATTCTTCTATTTTAAGGGGGTCGACCCAGAATTCGATGAAGAGGTAGGGCAACAATTGGCGTCTCAAGCATTATTCGACAGACAAAATCCACAGTGGACTGGAGACACCATTGCCAATGCGATGGAAGAATATGATGGCATGTCTCTCGACGAGATGATAGACAATGTCACTATGGGGCAAGGCTTCGACGAAGGTTGGGACGACCTATTTGAACAATTCGATGCTGGTGTAATCAGCTCTAGTGAGCTTTCTGAAGAGGTTTCAAAGTTCTTCAAGGGAGTAGAGAAAAGATATCCAGGCATAGGTAAAGTTATGCAAGAAACTTGGGATAACAACACTATCCAAGACTTGCGGGACATGAAGTTCAAGTACTGGCATCCATCCACTGGATATCCGACCATTGACGACAATGTCGCTGGACAGTTCCTGGAAGATATGGGGGAGAGACCGCCCCAGACTGGAGAGCCAGTCCCAGAGGGGCAGACTTCTATGTGGGACGTTATTGACCCCACCAACCCGGCAAATGTACCAACTGAACCACAGTTCAAACAGCCAAACAGAGTAACCTATAATGACTATTTTATGGGGGTTCAGGCGGACCCGAACACCAGAAACAGGGTTCGAGATGCGATAAAAGCTAGCCAGATAGATAATCTTGTCAGGAATGTCACGAGCTTGCTCTATGAGGCAGCCGAGTATAACAAAGACTTTGGGTATACATTTGATACAAAGTCCTACCTCAACACAAGCTTAATACCTGACTTGAATAACTCGATATCTAACAAGGACAAAAGCTTGGTCGCAGGTGTGGTCAACAAGGGTATCCTCGATGTCGCCCCATATCGTAGTCGCTCTGAAGTTCTCAAGAGCGCTCAAGAATCTGTGGCAGAGGAATGGCGTGATTGGGCAGAAAAGCATATCAAGGCTGGTCGTGCGTCTAATAAGGAACTTAAAAAGTTTGCTGAGGACAACGACTTAAAACTGCCAGATGACAAGCGACCATTACCGAACAAAATTAAGCATGCTCTTTGGCAAAAGATTGTCAATGGAGAAAAACTCCCGAACATTGAGGAGTTTAGCTATGGCGACATAGTCCAGCGGGCTAGAGGTTGGCACGATACCGTATTAAAGAGCGAATCTGGCTCAACAAGACAAGCGGATGCAGCCGCACAGCTTAAGAAGGTCCAGACCGAGTTTTACCAAAAATTAGATGAAACTCCACTATTCCAAAGTGCCACGAAGGATAAGAAGGAATTGGTTGACTTAGTAGCAGCAGAGATAAATGGTGAGACTGTAGACGCTTATGAGATGGGAGCCGCCACTAGGGCTGTCGGCATGGATGGCAGATACCCAATTACATGGTATCGTAAGGGCAAACCGTACACTAGGTTTATCACTTATCGCAATAAGGAAGAGCAGAGATTAGCCGAGGCTATTACAGAACTGTTCACAGACAAGCAGCTTATTAAACAGCCGGGTGTTATTAGCAGAGTCGCTTCGTTTGTCGCTAACGATTTCCGTTTGCTTACTACTGGCTTTGACCCGACTAGGGCACCGCTTAACTTCGCTCGTGATACCGGAAGGGGGCAAATTACATCTGCTGGGCAGTCATTCATCAACCCACAAAGAATATTTAACAGTTTGTTAGAAACTGGTTCGTATACTGCCGCTGAGAAAGAGAAGCTTTCTAAGGCGTTAGACAATGTCGCTCAAATGGTAGCTGGAGAAACCTATAACGCCGCTTATCGTAGCGGCAGGAACACTGCTACCCAGGCCACTAAACAATATCTTAGCAAGACCGGGGCGAATCCACTTAGGAGATTCACCTATAACCTTATTCACGATAAAAGGTCTATTGCCGAAGCCCCAGCTGACTTCTTTGAAGGGCTGACTAGGAAACGTTTGGCTAAATCCGCTGCTGTGGTCAAGCTTCGACAGCTTCAGAAAGACGGGGCGAGCTTTGAGGAACAGTTGAAGGGGATGGTTGATTCAGCCTTCTTCGCCGGTCGTGAGTACACTGCAAACTTCGCAAGAAAAGGTAAGCTAATTGAGCAAACAAGTAAATATGTTGCTTATCAATCATCGGCTTACGCAGGTTTGAATGGTATGAAAATGGCATTCATCAATAATCCAGAAGGGGTATCGAAGAACTTTGCTGTGTTCCTAATCGCCTATCTAATTCTCTTGGCAGACACTTTGGGCGACGAAGACTCTCGTAAGAACTATTACAGACTTTCAGAATACGACAGAGGGAATAGCTTAGTGATTTCTCTTGGTGACGATACGGTTTTGACTATCCCACTAGACCAAGAGGTAGCGGCATTCCTATTCCCTTATCGGCGCTTTATGGAAACACTCAACGGAGTAGATCCAGTATCGTTCTTTGAGTTTGTTTGGGGTACCCTCACGGAGCCTCTACCGATGGACTTGTCGGGTTTCTCAGAGGGTGAAGGCTTTAATTTAGTAAGAGGGCTCCAAAAACTTACTTCTCAGAACATGCCGAATATCATGGCTGGGATCCAGGAGGCTTCTACTGGGTACGATTTGTACTACGGCACGGATATTCGTGTAACAGATGAGACCCTGAAAGACTATGGGATTTATAATCCAGAAGCCGGTGACTACACAACTGCTGCTAACAACTCTGCGTTGTTGAGGCAAGTGGCAAATATTACTGGTATACCTCAATGGCAACTCCAAACTATGGTGAGCAATTATGGAGGGAATGTTGGCCAGTATGTGCTTAATATCCTAGACAAATTAGGTGGGGCTTCAGAAGACGCACAGGGTGGAAAGGACTTCGCTAACGCAGTGTTCAAATCGTTTGTGGCAACCGACCAAGATGCTGCTAAAAGCGCTTTTTATGATGGTATCCAGCAGTTACAAGGGGAGAAGAGAAAGCTTATTCAGAAAATTGCTGATTACAATGAGGACATCAAGACCGCTAGTGGAGATGCAAAAGTTGAGCTACAGATTAAACTACAACAAGCAAAAGATGAATATGCGGTCAAGGTCGCTGATTTCGTAGATAAATATATTAGTGCGTATGAAATCACAGGTGGTTTACCAAAGAGCCAAGCGATGCAGGTCTACTACCTATTCCGCCTGGACGATGACGATACTGTGTATGAGTCTGGTTCGGTAGAGGAATATTACAACAGCCAAGCGGCCCAGAAGTTCAAAAATCAGGCAACAGCGATGTCCGCACCAATATTAGATAGATACTACAACAACCGTATAGGAAATGTATACCAAGATGCAGAGGGGAACTGGCGAAGATATTTGTCTTCTGGTATGCAAGCCATGCGGAATACTATTTATGGCCAAGGAGAAGAGCACATGGTCGGCTTACTCAATATCCTAGAAGGAAAAGATTCTAGCCTCAAAGCTTTACGCACACGAATTAGAAATGCCCGAAATGAGGCCTACAATGCCAAGGATTGGGCGACTAGAAATGCTCTCGGTTATGAGCTTGACAAGGCAGTTGTGGAGGCCATTTCCCCATACGTCGAAAAATATGGAGCAGAAAATGTGCTTGGCAATAACGAGGTGCTGGACTATTTGTCAGATTGGTTTATAGTCCCAGACGATTTCATTAAACCAAAGAGGGGAAAATATGTTTCACTCGCAAATAGTGGGAGTACCCAAGAGGCCTTTGTGCGGCCATATATTAAATATGTATTTGGATTACCTACAAATTACTATCCATATAGTGACGTATCATTAACTAGCCCATCCCTAGGGGATTTTGGGAGATAAGGAGAAAGAATGGAAACACAAGAAGCAAAACAGCGACTCTATGACTCCTTTGGGATGAATAAGGTCGAGAAGGCTCTATCGAAGAGGGCGGAACAACAGACTACGCCATCTGAGCCAGTTCCAGAGCCGGTAGACATCTATCAGCGTAACCAAGACCGCATTCGTGAAGTAAACCAGAAGTCTTACCCAAGGGGGTCTTCTACTATCGTGAATACGGCGGTGTATAGCGTCATTGACGGTGCTGGAGGAGAAGGCTTAGCTCGTGCATATAAGAAAGCGAAAGAAGAGGTGGACACTCTCAAGGATATGGACGAGAGAGGTCGAGCGGATTTGCGACGGCAACAGTACATGCAGGAGTATTTCCTCCCAGCAGTAGAGCTTGTCGTCAACTCTGCTTCTCCAGACGAGGTGCTAAACTCCAAACAAGCATTGGCAGACCTAGACAAGTATGCCCTCCTAGAAGGCTCTGGAAAGGGCTACACGGCGACTTACATCCGTCAGGCCTATGGCAACCAACTTGGGCAAGTAGAAGGCCGTAGCGACGCTTCTGTGAGGTCTGGGATGCAAAGACTTAATATGTTGCTAGACCAAGGACAAATAAGAACAGCAGTAGGGCTAGCGAACAGGCTGAAGAAACAGGTAGATAAGGGGGAGGCCCAGGCTACAGACGAAGACTATGAGCTAGTCAGCCGTGTCGTTGCTTACTATGCCTAGGTATGTTATTATAAGTATAACAACTAAAGGAGGTATCAATGGACACAATTAAAGCGGCGAACAAGGTTATCAAAGAAGGGATTGCTTTGCTTGCAGACGATATGAAAGGCGACTTCAAAGCCCAGGCTTCCGACATCTTTATTGATGAAGCTATCAATAACGCTTGCGGCGCTCTTAATGAAAATGAAGAAAAGATTGCTATGCTCAGAGCATACGCCGTACAAGAGGCTAACCGAGTAGCTTCTACTCTCTGGAGAGAAGGCCTAATCACACCAGAATATGAAAAAGAATACCGTGCTCTTCCTTCAATGAAAGAGATGGCCGATGCTTATAACGCGTTTACCGACGAGCGTAAGAGCCGTATGGATGAAGTTATGGCTGACCACAAAGTCATTGCAGACGAAGAGAGAGAACTAGATATCTTCAAGGGTATCATCAATGGTATCCCAGCAGAAGAGTCTGAAAAGCGTTACGATGAGTATCGCCAGCAACAGCAAGCTGCGATGGCTGGAGGCCGCTAATGACCCTCAAGCGTGATGCTCGTGGGACATTGCGTGACTATAAACGTGAATATTCTAGGTTTCAGAGCAGCAAAAAAGCTAAGCGAGACAGGGCGGCTAGGAACACCGCCCGTCGCAGGGCTGAGCGAGAAGGGAGGGTGCACAAAGGTGATGGAAAAGAAATCGACCATAAGAACAGCACTCCTACCGATAATCGCCCAGCTAATTTAAGAGTAGTATCTCGTCGCACGAACCGAGCCAAGAAAGAGAACTCGCGTCGTCGAGGTAGCCGTAGGAATAGAAGCTCATGGGGCCTGTAGAAAAGAAATACTTATATGATTATGACGATCCATATAAGCTTCTCGCCCATCATATAGTAGGTTTTTATCGTCCAGCAGATGTGCTAAGGATGCTCACAGATAACGCATACATAAAAAATAGAATCATCAAAGAGACGAGAGATTTAGATTTGGGTGGCCACTACATAGACTGTATTATAGAGGGAATACTAGAGGATAAAGATAGGATGGAGTATATGCAAGAGTTAGATAAATTAGCCTCCTACTATTACTCTAAACTAGACAAAGAACGGCTAAGAGATGAAATCTTAGCCGTTCTAAATGATGCTGGGGTTTCTCTAGGTTGTTAAGCAACTGGTGGTAAGTTCTCATCACACAGGACATAATCTAGCCCCGTTCGGAGATGTATCCTATTATGAGTACCAGCAGAAGTGTCATTATCAAAGTTAATAAAAGTGTTTTTGCTAATATATCTATCATAGAATTCGCCTCCCCCACCGAAACAATCTGGAAGTGGAAGATGCTCAACTCCTTCTTTGTCAAAGTAGACAAACTTATCAGAGGTATATGAGCAGTGGGCCTCTGGGAATACATACCCAATGTCGTCACTTAGGCTAATTATTACGGGATGTGTCTTTATTCTATCGCAAGTGATTCCATCAAGTTGTTCAAAAACTATAGGGGCCCAGCCTCCTTTTTTCATTACAGACAGGAACTCGCTGAACTGGTCTATAGAGGATTTCCTCTTTGCTCCATTCAGTGGTTCATCTGGATAAAGCATTTCTGCCATTAGTCTACTCCTATTACTATACTTATGTCTCCACCATGTTCCCTAGCCCAAGAACTATAAATCGAAGTCATATACCAATCTGCACCTAGGTCTAGAAAATAGTGTTTCGCCACCTTCTCTATTTCGGCAACGTTCTCTGGCTGAGTATCGATAAGGGTCATCAGCTCAAGCCTGGTGATTTGCACTTCAGTCTTTTTATCTGCCGCTTGTACCTCTTCTCGGAATTCGCTCATCTGGGACGAGATAGCGTTGGTGAATTGTGAAGTCGCCCAAGACACTATTCCGGTTAGTGCGCCCAAGATGACTAACGCCGCAGATATAAGCGAAGCCACCTTAGACGTTCTCTCACTAACACGGTCAAACAGCTTTCTTTTGGCCTTGTTTGTTTTCTCTCCCACTTTTAGAAGTCTCCATTGACGTTCAATGTGTAGTCGTCAAGAGGCATAAATAGCTTTTGCCCAGTAATTGTGTTATCAGTGGTTGGAGCCCCATTCTCATCTGCATAATATTGAGAGCCAGTGATGTAGTTGTGTCCTGCTGGGATGCGGAGGAAGCCATTAGCTTGGATAAGCATCTTGCCATTCGTGTAGTTCCCAATCATCAAGAACATCGCACGGTGGTTAGCATCAGACAGTCTCATTATGTTGCCACCAGGTTGGGTATCAATGTACCCTGCTCGTACCTGGTTCTCTGGGATAGTTAGAGCTGTGTTGTTGGTATCCATAGCGATAACATTCGCTAGGTTCCCAGTAGGCATTACCCTCGCCCCAGGGATTCTTACTGGAGTTAGAATGGTGTTCCCAGTCTCTTCATTATAGATGGACCTCATCCCGAAGAAATAATCTGGAGCTGTAGCTAAATCATCAATATCAACATCGTTGATGCTTGTGATTGTGTATGGTTTGTTGTTACAATCTGTCATAATTTCCTTTCTTTATTAACCGAAGATCTCGTCTCCGTACGCGTTATCTGCTAACAAGTGTGTATATAGACCATGTGTCTTATCAAGAGTCGTTACAGTGCCGCTGCCCTCGTTGATTACAACATTCGGGTCAGAGTAATCATTGATATTACCAAAGACCACCTTGACATTAGCAGGAGCATCCGCCGGAGGTGTAAGCTTTTCTTCAATGACTTGTAGCCTTCTCTCATGGTTGGCCAAGGTCTGGTTGATGTTCTGGATAGCGGTATTGATGTTCGTGATTGTTGTCTTCAGGTCATACGGCTCAAACAAGTGCGTCTCTTCGTTATACATATAGACAATGCCGTCTTCCGGTTCTTCGCCAGTCTGAGTCACGTCTTTTAGGTATTGCATAGAAATTATGCGGCTTAGGTCGTCGCCATGGATACAGTCGTTGTCACCACAGCGCTCCTCTTTCTCGTATACCAAGCAGTTAGGGTTTTCCTCTGGGGATAGATAGAGAGAAGTGCAGGACTCATAATCCTTAACAGCTTGGGCTAGGTCGATACACTGTTTGTCCCAAGAAGTTTCTACACATAGGGTGCCTTCTTCGTCTAGTGTAAGGCTGGAAAAAGCGTCTATGCACTGGCTATCTATCTTATCACAGTCGTCTATTCGGTTGAAATCTGCTACTGTGCTCATTATGCGTCCCTCCTTACAATTACTATTTCTCCGGTATTTTCATCTAGGTAAAGCTGAGCTACCTTGCCATCTTTTACTGGAGGGGTGGACACTACAGTCGGTTTCACCCACTTAGCTTTGTTTTGCGCAGCCCAGGCAAGATACGAGAAGGTAGTAGTATCTGTCGGAGGCATTAGGCTCACCATCTTACCATCAGCATCAGAGCCGAGGATATAATCTAGCGAAGTCCCGCCTACATCAATAGGGCTTGTAGATACCCAGCCATCGCTGATACCTTCGCAGCCTTCACCACAATCGGCGTCTTTACGGTAGTTCAGTATGCCATTATCTTTAATACTGTTAGCGTCTACATCTCCAATATCTGCTAGGTGCAAGATAGAACCGAGCTCTTGGGCCGATAAGATGCTGTCATTACACTCTCCGTGATAGTTTAATGTTCTTGATAAGGTATCAATAGAGAGCGTGGTACAGGTTTCTCCAGCCCGTACAACTGGTTCAAAATCATACCAGATTGATTTTCCATTTACGTTGAACCTGAGCGTTGCAGGATCATCTGGCATTGCTTCTACGGAAAAGACTGGCTCTGCACATCCACAAGGATTCTTGCATTTATTGTTGCAAGAGTCGCAGTCGCATTTGCCGCATCCGCAAGGTGTATTGTTCATATTCATACTCTCATTATAGTAAAGAATAGGAATAAAAATAAAAAAACATTGGTGGCAATGTATAATGGGGGTATGAGAATGCAATTAAATGACTTATCTGATAAGCTGCAAACGCTTCTAGGAGATGGAACGGCTGACATCCCAGAAGATTTTTTGATAGCAAGCTACAATTATTGCATCAATGATTTGCCAATGGTGCCAAAGCTAGAGAAGCTTTTTTCTAAGCACAGGCAGTTCAACTTAGATGCACACAACCATTACAAGTGGAGCCTAAGCGACTCAACTGGATTCAGAAGAATAACTGATATGCCAATGCTTAACTTCTACACCTCAACTGGAGGAGAACCTTGCAAGCTGGGCCTTTGCTTCCGTTCTAACAAGGACTTCTATGACAAGAATGGGTTGGTAAACCTAAAGAAGCCTGGGACACCATGTGAATATACTATAGAGACAGAAGATGACAATGTTTGGCTAGTACTAGACCGCCCGTCTGATGTGCCGATTATAGTAGATTACATCGCATATGGGTTCCCAAAACCAGTAAAGAGTCTAGATGATGAGATAGAAGTATCGGCTATAGCAGAAAACCTAATCTTAGATGTGATGAGGACAGTATACCTGCATGAGGCTGATGACTTCGCCTTTGCTGCAGACATCCGCTCGTTCTTAGACAACAAGAAGATTATCGAGGCTATCCAAATGCTCCATAGACAATGGGGAAATGAGGGCCCAAGAGTAATCGGGGAGGTATAGTATGAGTGCTTACCGGTACCAAAATGATCCGCATGCAACAGGCAGGACACCATCTTATTACGCAAACAATAAGCAGTACAAGGGAAGCTATGCCCCTACAGACGTCCCTGGCCGTACTTCTCGACGCATACACGACGGGTTTGATATCACGAGGAACTATGGCCTAGATACTACTTCGGACGACATTAACTCTTCGCCGTACTCGTCGCCATACTACATCAATGGTCGCTACAACAGTGATAATTTGACTACCCAAAGAGCTAACTCTGCTTCGGTTCAGGGCATTGAGAGACTCCTGACACCGGAGAAGTATTTGAGAAAAGTAGACTTTACGGACGAAGACGTCCAAACAACCATAGAGATGTGGCAGGGCAAACAGCTCAAGTTCGAGCTTCCTTATAATGGTAAAGTCGTGGGTAACACGTTGACGCTAAAGAATACCATGGGCTGTACTGGAATCCTGTCAGTGTACTTTTCTACAGAGGAGAATGGCCTCCCTGTGTACGAAACTTCTGTCGACTTATGCAAAATCTCTGAGGACAAATTTGACCACGTTGAGCTATATTCAATCCTGACCGTGCCAGCAATAGCGAACCCAAGGAAGAAGCTCTATGTCCGCATGGAGATTTGGGATGAGATAACTCTTCCTCCTGACCAAAGGAACAGGAATCCGTTCAACACAGGAAAGAAGATTGAGATTGCGGCTACTGGTAAGGGGAATCACTCTGCGTGCATTTACAAGCTACAAGAGAAGAATGAGCTAGTGAGAGAGCAGTATGACTACGAGCCATACCCGTCCGTTCCCCTAATGGGCTTAATTTATAGCGACTGGGAGAGCGTTCCTGTAGACCGATTAGATAATATCAAAACCGGAGCTACCGTTTCACTGCGAGGGTACAGATATGACATTATGTGTGCTAAGAAAAATGGTGAAGCTGAGATAGTTGTCTATGACAAAGAGATGAACAAGCTAATTGAAGGCACAAATATTAAGATAGATGGACGCGTAGAGCAACTAAATATTGCACAAGTAACTGACACAGACAAGGTGACTTGGGTATATTATGTGGACGGTTACTCTCCTCTCCAGAGATTTAAGATAGGCGAGTGGAGGTCAGAAGCATTCCCAACAGGGTCGGCTGATAATGTCACAGCTCAAATTGATGCAGAGACTTGGTATAACTCTCCCTTGGGCTCTGCCTCTGGTACATTCGTATTCACTTACCATAATGGCCATTGGGAGTACAATGAGCAAGAAGTTTCGCTTGCTACCTATGGCATCTCTTTGGTGGGTGGTGGACCAAGTGAGGGGTCAACTATTACGGTTCTATATACCGTAACTGAAGGTGGGGCAAAGAATATCGAGAGTATCCAGTTCGTAGATGCACGACCAGTAATAGGGGCGAAGTTTATAATGTTCCACAACAACAGGCTGTACCTAGCTGGATTCAGGAATGACCCTAACCTAGTACAGGTCTCCTCCATCGAGGCAGAGGGCCCGAACTTCACACAGTTCCCTTATAGGTTCTATGCTCCTAACCGTAGTCCCTATGACACGTCCCTTAACCCGATTACGGCATTGACTGAATATGCCTCCGACCAGATTATGATTTCAATGAAGAATGGTTTCTCAATCTACTCTACTTATGGTTCAAGTTCTTCTACTGGGCTGGAAGACAACATCCCTACGCAGATTTCGACTTTTATGGACTCTGCTGGCGTTAGGTCTCAAGGAGACATCACCAACTATAAAGGCGTTGTTTACTCCTTCGACGAGAGAGAAGGGCTACGCAGATTCACTGGTGCTCTTTGGAACAGTCTCCCAACCACAGTCGATAGCCATTATGACCGAGTAGATATGAGCAGGCCAAGGAAGATTTGGGGTTTCTCTAATAAGCTATATTTCAACTATTATGATAAACTAGACGGGAAAGCTAAGTGTCTTATCTGGGACCAGCAGATGAACTACCAACAGATGCCTTGGTTCCAGGACGTGGACGTGCCATTCTGCGATGTACGCTATGATGAGTCTGAGGACCTTATCGGGATACATCCGGATTATCCAGCCATTATGAAACTTTACGCAGAAGATACCTGGAGAAGATTTGACTCGCCGATAGTATTCCGTAGGGACACCAAGTTCCTAAGTCTACCAGGGAACGCTGCTGATATCATCGTAAAGAGGGTGCACGTCAAAGTCTTGGCTAACTCTAACAGATGGTGGAATATCTCCGTAGCAGGGGACAAGCAAGTGTTCACTCAGACCAGGACGCAGGATTCTTGGTACAGACAGCCCTGCTGGGACACTCTAGCTGTGAGAGAACCAGTAGAAACTCCTTTCCCGATAGAAGACGTATTTGAGAAAGATGCAGTATATAGGCTTTCTTTGATGAATCTACGATTGCAATGTGAGTCCGTGCAGGTCAAGGTGCAGACAAAGACCTTCAGGGCGCAAGCAGACTTGCTTTCAGTCCTTGTAGAAGTTGCTCCTCGCCAGTATCTCTAATACAAAAATCCCCCGAGCGCTCGGGGGACTTTAGGCTGTTATAGCGGTAATACTATTTTTTAATATTAGTCAGCCTGGTTATATTATACTATACTTTTTTACTGCTATATTTGCCTTTTGCGACGTTGAATATATACTTCATGTAATTCGTGACTTCTTGTGGGTCGCTGAAGTTTCCTTCATAGTCTTCAGTGTCTCTTAATACTCGATTCCCACTAGCGAAATGGTTGAACATCTGGTTGAGCTTAGATGTCTTGCCATCTATCTTGTTATAATACTTCTTTAGGACATCTTCGCCTTCGTGATAGCTTTTTATTTTGCCATATTCATCAGCCATCTTGTTAAGTAAGTCATAGTTCTCAAATACTTTTCGATCTACATAATATCTCACATCATCATCTGTCCAAAGATGCCCTTTTAGCGCAGCTATTTGGTTCGGGCTATCATAGTCTTGGGCGTCAAGAGAGCCCATTTTTGCTGCTTGTCGTTGAGTTGCTTGCTTCTCTGCAGCCGCCGTCGCATCTTGTTTGGCCATCGCCTCAAGCTTCGCGACATCCTCCGTTGTGGGGCTTTTTCCTCGCAAAGGGATAGTGGTGTTTAGCGCCCTAGCTAAAGGAGCGTTATTTTGTAAGGTCCCCCTGAGATTCTCGAAAAAGTTAGCCATATTAAATTCCTCCCATATTTGCCATTTGCGAGCCGAAATCACTTGTTTGTCCAGCTATATCAAGCGTCATTGATCCGGGCTGTTGTTCCATATCTAAGAGCTCCACTGAAGCATTTTGCTGTTCTGCAGGTTGCTCTTCTCCTAGCTGTCGGATAGCAGTATCAATCTCATCTGGCGAATAGGTATTCATAGCCTGGTCCACCTCATAAGGGATAGGGTTCTCCTCATACATCTGCTGATTTTGCTGAAGTGCCATTGCATCATTCTTAGCTTGTTGTTGTGCTAGGGCTAACTCCTGTTCGCTTGGGCCAGCTTCTACAACGAAGGTCTCAGCCATCTTGCGTGGCATAGTCCCATAAAGAGCCTGCTCCATTAGGTAGGCCTGCCCTTCTTTGCTGAGCTGTTGCCCTAGTGTGCCGAGTAAGGCCATAGCATTAGCCGCAATTTGTTTCTCTTGGATTTGTTTAGCAAGCTTAGGCTTCACGTCTATAACGGCAGTAAGTGCCATCTGTTGCAAAGTGATAGAGCCATAATTGCCATGGTTTACTACTGGAAACTCCCACTTATGAGAGTAGGCCACACGGTTAGCGATGCATTGGCGAGCTATATTTGCAAACATAGCCATCAAAGCGTTTTGGTGTACTGCTAGACCTTGTGCTACTGCGAAGGTCGCCATACCAGACTCAGCTGCTGATGCACGGTCACCCATGGCCTGCAAAGCATCGAACTGGTCGTAGGCGTGTAGCACTTGTTGTATCTGGTTTTCTAGGTGGGCTATCTCCGAATCAATCGGGTCATAGTTGTAGTTAAGCACTAGAGAAGATACATCGCCCTGGAGGTCATCGAAAATACCGCCCATGATATTCAGCATTCCCACTAGGCTTTCTGCGTCTGCACCATTGGTATCAATACGGAGAATAGAGAGAATCTTAGACACATGCTCACGCTTAGCTCTCCAGCCACATAACTCATCGTGGCTATCTAGAAGGTCGAACACCACACTCCATGGGTGGGGAGCGATGTCCATATTGTTGGCCATCTCGAATTGGATTTTAAGAGGGCAGTCTAAGCAGAAATCGTCCATTCTACTCTGTTCTAACCCAGTTCTTGGGTCGGTCCAGGTGAACCGAATTTTGCGTTTGAACGCCTTCTCGTTTGCAGAGATGACATAACGACGGTTGATAATCTTAAACTCAATCTTACGGTCTAGGTCATAGATTACCGTGAGCTCTACGTCATCACCATTGTACCCGTTATTGGTTCTCTTCTCTGGATCTGTAGCCAGACTTTGATACCAACCGATGTTGTAGCACTGGCGCAAATCGTGGTCATATTCTGGGAACTCAGTCAGGCCATATGCTAGCTGAGAAGAAGCGGCGAGCTTATTAAGGCTCTCTACATAAATATCTAGCCCGTTAAGTGAGCGTATCTTTCGGCCAGAGAACTTGGCGGTCTTATCGAGAATCAACTTCTTATCTTTCCCTTCTCCTTCTTCCCTGAATGGGGCATTGTCTGGGGCTTTGATGCTTAGGTTGATTTCGTCGTCATCATCAGCAATCATCTTTTTCAGCTTCTTCCAGCTAATCATTGTGGAATAGCCGCGGAAACGTTCTTGTCCAGTCGAGGAATACTTAGTGTCAAACCAAACATTCTTCGGATGGATTCGCATCACTTTATTCTTGTCGTGTTCTGGGTTATATTTGATAACGCAAGCAGCCATCCCGTACCAAAGAATGTCGTCTGAGAATACTGGAGCTAGTAAAGCTAGTCTGTTGTCGATATAATCTTGTTCGCATTTGGCAGAGAGAAGGTCCTCGGTGTCAGCATCAATCACCATATAAGGGTCATTGATGTGGTAGTCATAGGAATCGACTCCTCCAGCCATCTGTGCAGCGATATTATCAACAGCTCTACGGAGAGCAAATGAGCGGCCTTCTGGGACCTGTTTGCATCGTTCCTCGTATTTTCTCTGTGTAGTAGGGTCTGCTTTTTTAAGGTTTGTAGTAAGCTCTTTTTGGTAGACGTTCTCACAAGGCTTCCCTTGTTTAGCAAGAGAAGACCTCCAAATCCAGCGTTGGTATGCCCATCTCGCAGTCTGAGACTCATACAGCCATTGCAGAGGATATGAATACTTCTGATCAAAGTCTACATAAGATACGTTTTCATTATTCATAATCTCATTATACTTGATAGTTAAAGAGAATTATAATTTTTCTGTTTCTAGATAATGTCAAGTATAATGAAACTATGACATGTGATAATTGTTTTAATAATTCTTGCGGGTGTGACCCATGTAGTCATCCTGCAAAATACGGTTGCGATTTTGACATACAAGCAAATCCTTACGATGCAAGTATTTGGAACGTGACTATAAACGGCGCTACTAAGAGGGTGAAAATCCCCAAGATAGCCGAAACTGATACTAAACTTTCGACAAGCTATTCTGCCGCAGCTCTTACCTATAATGCTGAGAAACATGTAGATACAATTACCGGAGCTCAATTAGGCGGCTTAATAAATGTCGAAGACCTTCGAGACACGGAGACAGCCAATGCAGATAGCTGCGACCTATTGGTTTACAATCCACACTGTTCAGAATGTGGGGACGGCTGCAAACCAAAGAACGCTCGTTGGAAGAACTACCATATTCCTGATGCAGGTGATTGCGAAGTAGAGCTAGGCGATGATGGTTACTATCGTGTTCTAGTTAAGGATGACTGTGGTTGTATCCGAGAGTGTCGTTTACCAGTTATGGCTAGTGGCTCTACTCAGATTTCATATATCCGAGACTCTGTGCCTGACGACCCAGACTTCCCGTGGTACTACGGTATCTACAATGACACCATCAACCTACATCTACGAGAGAACGCTCCAGCCTTCTTTGGCAAATATGACCTGAAGATTACCGTGAACTATGGCATTCAAGTGGTGCACCCTACTCCTGCACCTAATACGAACTTCCGTTCGCTAGTAGTGCCGGTGATAGAAGGAGCAGAAGTAGATGCGACAATGTTCTCTTCTATCTTGCAGAATCAGAGCACGGTTAGCAACTCAAACCCTGGTATCCCTTGGGGAACCATTTGTATGCGTGGCTCACTCGTGTTCTACGTGCCTAAAGGGAAAGAAGCTTCCTTACACCACGAGTTCCGTCTAAGGGGCTTCCCAAAGCCTGCTCAATACTTGACCAATGCTTTAGATGGCCAGAGAGTTCCCGATTCAGAAGCTGGGGTAATTGATGGTGGCCGGTATACTATGAGTCGTTTGAACGCTTTGCAGATTGTGGTCGAACCTGCACGTGGCACTTCTAATACAAGCCCAGTGACAGACCCAGAAAGAAGTCAATTAGACCCAGCGGTGGACGTTTACCCTAACGTAGGATAAGGAGGCTTATGGCAAAACAATATCAGTGGAGAACGAGCTTTAATTACCAGAACCCACTAGACCCTACATATCATTTATCTTACGGGGTGATTCCGGCTACTTATGATAATTGGCAGACAGCAGACATAGGTACTCCTGGTAGCAACTCTTCCACATACTTCTACCGAGATTCCAACACGATGTACTCGGGAGGGTGGTATGATAACATTTCTTCACAGGTGAACTTTTCTGTGAATCAGACATGGACCACTTCTGTAGACTCTAGAAACAACCTGACAGTTTCAGTAACAACTGTGGTGAACTCTATAGATCGGGTTGACGCTCGGGGTGGAGACAGGAATACTCCAGGCCGGAACATCAACGTCTATAAAGAGCAAGGTGGGAGCGCATATATCTCGGTCACAGACACGCAGGTGGCGACTAACCATAATTTGTCCGGCCCTGTCAGTTTGGGCGTTTATACGTTTACCTTAGCGCCTGGAGAGAGCGCAACAATGAGCACTCTTTACATCCATAACCAGACGGTGGGGGGAACATCCTACGATGATATTTGGGCTGGGGTTCAGTTCATGAATCCGCTCCCAGCTGATTTCAGACCAGGAGCTACTTTAGATACTAATACTGGTGTCTGGAGGAGCCATAACCGGATAAACGGAGCTTGCCATATATTGCCTAATACTGCTGGAACTAACTGGCATGAATGTCGAACTATCGGGGAAGGAGACATTTGTGGTGATGCCCCATCGCTCTACCATGACGGCAAATGGTATAACCAATTATTATTAGGGAAAGAATAAATAGGGGTATAATAGAACTATGTACACTACTGATGAAGTAAAAGATTTCTATCAGAACTATAGAGATAGCCTAGAGAGACAATATCAGACGGCGAATCAGTCTTTAGACCAGCAGAGAAGGAACGCTCAGGCGACTATTATGTCCGGGGCGAACAAAGCTGGGATGCTTTATTCTAATTTTCCTGAGAGAAGCAAAATCCAATATGACCAGCAAACATATCAGCCAGCTCAAGTAAAGTTATATAATACTTATCAGTCAGGGTTAGACGCTTTGCGGTCAAATATCCTAAAATATCAGAATAGCATCGCCGAGATTCAGGACTCTATAGCCCATTTGAACTCTTTAAGCTAAGCTATTTTTCTCATAGGAAAGGCCCCCCTATGCAGGGGGGTCTGTTCTTTTGAGAGAGATTTGATGGTCAGGGAAAGCTT